GTCGGACTGGGAATGATGACCATCGACGGCGAACACGGCGCCGAATGCTACTCGATTGCCACCACGGCCAAGCAGGCCCGCGAGGTATTCGACGCGGCGCGGGCAATGAGCAAGCTATGCTTGAGCCCCAAGATCAGCAACCTGTTCCAAATCCAGGCGCACAACATTCACAGCCTCTCGACTAACTCCAAGTTTGAGCCCCTAAGCTCCGACAGTGGCACGAAAGACGGAATGAACCCGCACTTCGTGGCTGTGGACGAGTACCACGCCCACCCCGACGACGGGCTGTATAACGTGCTGGCCTCTGGTATGGGCGCCCGGTTGCAGCCGTTGATGTGGACGATCACCACGGCGGGCTTCAACAAGCTAGGGCCGTGCAAGAAGTACCGCGACTACTGCGAACGCATCTTACGCGGCGAAGATGAAGACGGCGCCCAATTTGCCATTATCTACACGCTTGACGATGGCGACGATTGGCAAGACGAAACGACGTGGGGCAAGGCCAACCCCAACCTGGGCGTATCGGTCCTGCTCGACTTTCTGCGGGAGCAGTTCAAGCTGGCCGCTGCCATCCCTGAAAAGCAAGTAGAGTTCAAAACGAAGCACCTCAACCAGTGGACCGACGCGGCGAAGGTTTGGATTCCGGCCGAAACGTGGGCGCTGGGCAATGAGCCCGTAGATATTCAAGAGCTACTAGGCCGACCCTGTTACGGCGGGCTCGACTTGGCTACCGTTCGAGACATTGCCTCGCTGGCGTTGGTGTTTCCGCCTGATGAAGACGCCGTCGACCAACGAGTGCGGGTACTGTCCTATAATTGGGTGCCAGAGGACGGCGTAAAGACCCGCTCACACGCCGACAAAGTGCCGTACCAGACGTGGGCCGATGCCGGGCACCTGACGGCCACGCCGGGCAACGTGACCGACTACGACTTTATCAAGGCCCGCATCGAAGAGCTATGCGAAGCGTTCGACGTGCGGCAAATCGGCTACGACCGTTTCAATGCCTCGCAGTTGGTTATCAGCCTGGTCAATGAAGGCGTGCCGATGGCGCCGTTTGGGCAGGGCTTTATCAGTATGTCAGCGCCGACGAAGGAGCTAGAAAAGCTGGCTTTTGAAGGGCGCTTGCAGCACGGCGGCAACCCCGTTTTAGGTTGGGCGCTGGGCAACGTGGTAACGAAGCGCGATGCCGCCGACAACATCAAGCCCGACAAAGACAAGTCGAGTGAGAAGATTGACCCCGTGGTGGCTTTGGTGATGGCGCTGGGGGAATGGATGACGGAGCGCGCGGCCAACGTTGGCCCCTCCGTTTACGAAGAGCGCGGCGTTCGCTTTCTTTAATTCGATTAGTTGACGGAAAGACAGTAAAACAGTAGGCGCTAGGGCGCGGGTCGGGGGAGCTTTGGGTATCTAATTCGGGTACCCCCTTGCCTCTCTACGACTCGTCCGGCGCTTTTCGCGGCCTCCCTGCTACGGCACCGGAGGCTGATCGCGTTGCCCTGATGCAGCGCAGCGTGAGCCTGTCCGACACGGCGGGCCTGCGTGAAATGGGGCTGTTTGGGTTCTCTGGCATTCGGGGGGTAAGCGTGAGCGAGCAAACGTCGCTGTCGCTGTCGGTGCTGTGGGCGTGTGTGCGCATCCTGGGGGACGCCGTGGCGCAATTGCCGCTTTCGATTATCGAAGACGGCACGAAGCGCAAGGCAACCGACCACCCGATTTATATGCTGTTGGCACTACGACCCAACAGCTACCAGACATCCGCCACTTTCCGCCGCTACATCGATGGATGTGTCCGGCTGTGGGGGAATGGGTACGCGCGTATTCAGCGCAACGGATCCTATCGTCCTATTGCGTTGCACCCGAAGCACCCGGCTGATGTGTCAATCATTGACCGCCGCAAGGAAGAAGGGCTGGTATACTACCAGATGGATGGTGAGCTAGTGCCCGCCTACGACGTGCTGCACTTTGTGGGCTCTGTCATTTGCGCCAACGGCATTGAGGGGCGGCGCGTGGTATCGGTTGCGGCGGAAATGCTAGGAATGCAGATCGCCAATCAGCGTGAGATGGCGAATTTCTACCAAGACGGCGCCAATCTTCAATACGCACTCAAGCACCCCGGCAAGCTCTCCGACCCCGCTGCGAACCGCCTGAGCGGCACGTTTGACCAGAAGTATACCGGCGTTGGCAAGCGCCGCGTGATCGTGTTGGAGGAGGGGATGGGTATTGAATCCATCGGCTTGCCGCCTGGCGACGCGAAATTCATTGAAACTGCCAAGCTCGGCGCGCTCGACATCTGCCGATTCTTTGGCGTGCCGCCGCACATGGTGGCTGAACTTGACCGCGCCACCTTCTCCAACATCGAAGAGCAGGGTATTGGCTTCCTAGTACAGACGCTCACGCCTTCACTGGTGAATTACGAGCAAGAGTACCGCCTCAAGCTCTTGCGCGAAGTGGAAATACCCCGCTTCGTTATCAAGCACAACACCAACGCCCTGATGCGCGCCAAAGCTGCCGACCGCGCCGCTTTTTACGCACAGATGCGCCAAAACGGCCTTTTGAACGCTGACGAAATCCGCGATTTAGAAGACCTGCCAGAGCAGCCAGACGGCCAAGGCAAGCACTATCTGGTAAACGGGAATATGATTAGCGTGGCTACGGCGGCGCTGCAACAGCCCGGCGCCAATAACCAACAAACTCAGCCCGCTGCCTAATGGAAAAGCGATACTTGGAAACCCGCGTGTCGGTTGAATACCGCAGCATTGACGGCCAGCAGGTGCCCGTGGCCTTTGTTGGCGAAGCGGTGGTGACGGGCAAGCGGTCGCACCCACTTATGGCGTGGGGCAATCGGCAGGTGGTGGAAACCATCAACGCCCGCGCTCTCGACAATGCCGACCTCTCCGACGTGGTGGGGCTGTTCAACCACGATTCCAACGTGATCTTGGGCCGCTCCGGTGCCAATACGCTCACCTTGACCCGCAGCGAGACGGGCGGGCTCTCCTACTCTATCCCCTACGACGCGACCGACCCCGACCATGTACGGGTGATGCGTAAGCTCGAAAAGGGGGAGCTGTCGGGGTCTTCCTTCCAATTCGATGTGCCCGACACGAAGGGCGCCGTGGTGGTTCGCCGCAAAACAGAGGGCACCACGGAGATCATCGAAGCGGAAGTAATGCAAATCCGCAAGCTCTACGACGTGGGGCCGGTAACGTTCCCCGCCTACCCTGACTCTAAAGCCAACGCCCGTGGCCTTTACGGCCGCGCGTTGGAAGACCTCGAAGAAACCGAACCACGGCCTGACCCGCAGGCCGACAACTACCGTTGCCGCGCCCGGATGGCCGGTCTGTCCTAGTCCCCTTTTTCTGTCTTCTGATGAAGTACAACCAACTGCGCGAGCTGATCGCGACAAAGCAGGAGCGCATGGTTGCGCTCTCGAAGGAAGCCGAAGCGCGTGCGCTGACGGCTGCCGAAAAAACAGAGTTCGACACGCTGGAAACAGAGGTGCGCGAACTCGAAGCGGACGCCCGCCGGACTAAAACCGCCGAAGACGCCGCCGCGCAACTGGCCGCCCGGTCGGCCGCTGGCGGATCGGTCAATGCTGGCCCAAGCGCAGGCGACAAGCGCGACATGTCTAAGTTCTCGATGATTCGCGCCATCGGCTCGCTGATGCCTAGCGCCGCGCCGCTTGATGGCGTGGAACTGGAGATGCACAAAGAGGCCGTGAAAGAGGCCCGTGATTCGGGCCTTGCCATCAACGGCGTTGGCATTCCTTCGGTGATGCTCGGCATTTCCCGCCGCGACATGACCGCTACGGGCGGCACGGCGGGCGACCAAGGCGGTACCACTATCGCCACCGGCCTTTCGTCGGACTTCGTGGGGCTGCTCTACAACCGCCTCGGCCTGAAAACGATGGGCGCGCGGATGCTGACGGGCCTGACGGGCAACCTCGATTTTGCCAAACAGGCAACCGGGGCCACTTCAAGCTGGGGAGCGGAAAACGCCACCCTATCGGAGTCTTCGCCGACCACCGGCAAGACTTCGCTGACGCCGCACCGCCTCGGCACCACGGTAGACATCAGCAAGCAATTGCTGATTCAGTCGTCGTTCGCCGTGGAGATGATGGTGCGCGAAGACCTCGCCATGTCAGTGGCGCAAGCCGTGGACACGGCAGGTATCAACGGCTCAGGCTCGTCCTCGCAGCCTACCGGCCTGCTCAACTGGTCGGGCATCGGCTCTGTGGCGATGGGCACGAACGGCGGCGACCCGACATGGGCGAAAATCGTGGCGCTGCTCAAGGCGGTACAGGTGGCAAATGCCGACTTCGGTAAGCTTGGCTATCTGACCAATCCGCAGGTGATCGCCAAGCTGATGACAACCGTAAAGGACTCCAACACGGCGGGCATCTACCTGATGAACGAAGGTACCAACGAGCAAGGCGTTGGCAACCTGGCGGGCTACCGCATCGGCAACAGCAACAACGTGCCCGCAACCCTTACCAAGGGCTCTAGCTCGGGTGTTTGCTCGGCGCTAATCTTCGGCAACTTCAATGACCTGCTGATCGGCCAGTGGGGCGGGCTTGACCTGACCGCCGACCCCTACACGAAGGCGAAGGAAGGCCAGATCGTCCTGACGATTGATTCCTTCTGGGATGTGTTCGTGCGCCGCGCCGCTTCGTTCGCGGCCATCAAAGACCTCACCACCGTCTAATGGCGAAGCCAGAAGAGGCCCCGGCTCCTGTTCCGCAGGAGTCGGCGGCTCCTTCACCTGAAACGGTGAAGGTCAAGATCGTCAAGTCACACAGCGCCTACGCCTACTTCGTCGGCGACGAAGCTAGTCTGCCGCCCGCCGATGCCGCCGCGCTGATCGCCTCCGGCCACGCCGCCAAGGCATAACCCTCTTTCTGTCCCTTCCTGCTGTGTATCCCCTCCGTATCCGTCTCGCCACGCCGCCCTCCGGGTTAGCCCTTTCGCTGCAAGATGCGAAGGATCACATGCGCGTGACTACGGATGCGGAGGATGCACAAATCGAAGCGTACATCAAGAGCGCCGCCGACTATTTCAGCCGCTATACCAGCCATCAAGTGCCGCTTTTGGAGGCGGACTACGTGGCGAGCTACGGCGGATGGAATGCGGTGCTAGACGGGCTGCCGCAGGGCGTGACGGTTACGGGCGTAAGCTACCAACCCTCCGACCTGAGCGAAGCGCGGGCCGATTTGGTGACGGTTGACGACTACGCCGCGCTGCCCGGCGCCGATGGCGTCTACCTGAAAACAACGGCCCGCCCTGCCCTATCGTTTTTCGAGAGCGTGGAGCCGGTGGCGGTGGCCTACACGGCTGGCGTTACTGATGCCGCCGACCTGTCCGACGACCTAAAACGGGTGCTTCGGATGCTGGTACAGCACCAGTACGACAACCGGCAAGTGCTGGCCTTTTCGTCGGTAAGCGAAGCCCCGGCAACGCTTACCCCGGCCCTCGACTTTTACCGCACCCCCGCGCTATGAACCCCGGCATCCTCGACCGCCGCGTAACGCTTCAGAGCCTCTCTGTGACCCGCGATAGCTTCGGGGGGCAGGTAGAGACGTGGGCGGACGTGGTGACGGTGTGGGCGTCTGTAAAGCCGCTCCGGGGCGATGAGGTGTATGACGCCACGGGCAAGATTGCGCAGCGGGCCGTGGAGATCAAAATACGCTACCGGGAAGACGTGACGACGCTGCTACGGCTTCAGTACGAAGCGGCGAACTACGACATTACCGACGTGTCCGAACTCGGACGGCGTGACGGCCTGAAACTCGTTTGCCAGCAACGGCGCGGCGAAACCGATGGCAGCAGCTAACGGTAAGGGCTTCGCCTTTCAAGGTATCGAGGGCGTTGATCGTGTGCTTGACGCGCTGGGCAAACGGCTTGGCCCGCAAGTAATGAACGGCATCCTAAAACAGTCGGCGCAGCCGATGGTGAAGGAAGCGAAACGGCTGGTCAAGAAGGGCAGGGTCCGCTCCTCGATTGGCTTCATTCAGGGACGCGGCGCCAAGCGCGGCCAGTTGGTGTACCTGGGGCCGCGCAAATCCAAAGGCGGGCGCCCGGCGCACCTGATCGAATACGGCACCGGCCCCCGCTCGCGCAAAAACGGGGGCTCGACAGGTTCAATGCCTGCCAAGCCGTTTATGCGGCCCGCTTTCGATACACAGGCGGGTAACGTGGTGGCTGAAATCCGCAAGCGGGTAAAAACGCTGCTGACTTCCAACTTTCAAGGCGTTAAATTCTGATGACTGCATCTGAGCTAATCTACTCCCTGCTAACTGACGATGTAGCGGTTTCCGCCATCGTTGGCGCGCGGGTGTATCCGCTCCGGGTGCCGCAGAACACGGCCCGCCCGGCCATCGCCTACCAGCTTATCAGCCGCACGGGCGAAAGCTGCTCCGGGGGCTACCTGCCGGAAGTGTCACGCATTCAGGTAAGCCTGTTTGCTGCCACCTACGCGCAAGTGAGCGCCTTGGATGATGCCGTGCGCGGCGCCCTACAAGGCTACCGCGACGGCACTACTAGAATCGACTTTGACGGCGCCCGCGACGATTACGACGAGAGCGCCGACGGCTACTTCCGGCCGGTAGACTACCGGGTACGGGTCTGACTTCTCCCCCTTTTTTCTGACTTTCAACAATGGCAGTACGGGCACAAACCGGCAAAGACGTACAAATCAGCATCGGCAGCGATGTGGTGGGCTGTGCGCAAAAAATTAGCTTCACGGTGCAGGCTGGCACCGTGGACGTAACATGCGCCGCTTCTGGCGAATGGAAGCAGGTAAAGGCGGGCCAAAAATCGTGGACGGGCAACCTTTCGGGGATTGTACGGGTGACGACCTCCACCGACATCGCCTCCAACGTCACATCGCAGGAGCTCTTTGGGATGCTTCGGGACGGCACCGAAGTTACCGTGGTGTTTGAAACCGTGGACGGCACGGCGGGCGATTTCATCTACACCGGCACCGCCCTGGTGACCAACCTAAATGCCGACTTTACGCTGACCGCTGACGGTGAAGCCGTCTTCTCGGCTGACCTCACGGGCACCGGGGAGCTTGTACTGACTGTTGCAAGCTAATGGCAGCCGCAACCACTTCACCCGCTCCGGCTGTTGGCCGGGGCGTGGTGTCGGCTGCCTACGGCGGCCAGCCGGTAACCCTCTCTTTCGCGCTCAACACGCTTCTCGCCTACACCACCGCCAACGGCATCACGCCCTCGGCAGCGGTGGAACTACTCGGCACGAACGCCCTAGGCCTGATTCGCGGCCTGACGTTCCACGCGCTTCGCCGCGCGGGCGCTGCCATCGAAAACGAGGAAGCGGCGGGCGATTGGCTCGAAACAGTAGACGAAGCCACGGGCGATGCCATCGGTAAAGCCATCGGCGCGGCCCTGACTGTGCCAAACCCTACCCTAGCGGGCCTGCAAGGGGTGATGCAGACCCGCTTCGCAGAGATCGCCGCAGCGAGTGGGACGAACTAGAGCGCGCCGCGCTTGAGGAAGTCGGGCTGATGCCTGACGCCTTTTGGCGCCTGACGTTCGCAGAGTTCCACCAGCTTTTGCGCGGCCATCGGCGCCGGGCAGAACAGCAATGGGAGCATTCCCGCTTTCTGGGCTCGCTGATGCTGGCCTGTGTGAGCGGCAAGGACGCGCCTTCGCCGGAACAGTTGGTGCCGTTGCCCATCGATGCCGAACGCGCCGCCCTACGCGCCGCTGTGGCTCCGCCGACCGCTGAAACAAAGGCCGCGCTACTGGAGCGCATCGAGGCCCGAAACAAACGACTAGCCGCCAAAAACGCCCCAAATGGCTGACATTCTTGCCTCCCTTGCCGTCGCCATCGGGGCCGAAACTTCGGGCCTGACCAAAGGCATTGCCATTGCCAAAAAAGAGCTTCGGGGGCTGGTCAACTTCGGAGCGTCGTTGCAGGACATCGGCAAGAACCTGACTATCGGGCTCACGGCGCCGCTGGGCCTGTTGGCGGGCGCGGCCATTCAAGCTTCCGGGGAATTGGACGGGCTACGGCGCGGCCTCTCGCTATACGTCGGCGAAGGCCAGAAGCTCACAGCCGAACTTACCAAACTCAAGGAAGTAGCGAAGCTGCCCGGCCTGGGCCTGAAAGAAGCCATTCAGGGCAGCACCAACCTGCAAGCGGCGGGCTTCTCTGCCGACTTCGCGCGACGGGCCCTGGTGGGCTTCGGTAGCGCCCTGGCGAGCGTTGGTAAAGGGAAGCAGGAGCTTGACCGCGTATCGCTCGCGCTTACGCAAATCAACAATACGCCCTTCGTGCAGGGGCAAGACCTCAACCAGCTTCGGCAGGCGTTGCCTCAAATCGGCGCCGTGATGAAAAAGGTTTTTGGCGTCACCACCGTGGAGGCGCTGAAGGAAGCGGGCATTTCAAGTAAGCAGTTCATTGAGGGCGTAACGGCCGAATTTGAGCGGCTGCCCAAAGCAACGGGCGGGCTCAAAAACAGCCTCGAAAACCTCTCCGACGCTTCTACGATTGCGCTTGACGCGGTGGGCAGCGCGTTGGATCGGGTGTTCAATGTGCAGGGGGCGGCCGACGGGGTGTATAACCTTGCCACGGGCTTCGCGGCCCTGCCCCCTTCGGTGCAAAACACCACCGTAGCATTGGGCGGGCTGGCTGCTGCCCTTGGCCCGACACTGGTAGGCATTGGTGCGCTCGCCAAGGCCACGCCGCTACTCGCCAACGGCTTCGCCCTGCTGACCTCACCCGTGGGCCTGACGGTCGCCGTATTGGCCGGAGGCGCCGCGCTTATTATTGCCAATTGGGACAAGGTAAGCGCCTACTTCACCACCGGGGACGGCGCCGGGGCCTTCAAGGAGCTCAAGGCGGTCGCCACTGAAGCCTTTAGCGCCATTAGATCGCTTTCTGCTGTGGTGACGGATGCGCTGCGCGATAATTGGGGCACCGTTGCCACGGTTGTCGGCGGGGCGCTTCGCGGGGTGCTTGGCGTCGCCACGTTGGCCCTGCAATCGCTACGGGGTGCCGTGCAAGGAATCAGTGGGCTAGCGAAAGGCGATCTTTCTGAAGCGGGCGTGGGCTTCAAGGCGCTGGCCGCTTCGATGGTTGGGGTTGTGGTGCCCGCTGAAACGGCGGCGGACAAGCTCGGGCGCCTCAATGTCCGCATCAAAGAGCTATCCGCCGACCTGCAAGCCAATAAGGACTTTCTGAAGGCGCGGCTGGCCACGGGCGGTACGCTAGATGGAAGCTCGGAGTTGCTGGCCAATATCGCCAACCAAACCAAGCAGCTCAACGCCCTGACGGCGCAGCGCCGCGAGCTTTTTCAGGCGGAACGCGAAGGCCTGGGACCACAAGAGCTGTCTATTGCGCTAACCGCAGAGCAGAGCGCCATCACTAGCGAGCTTTCTGGGGCCACCAACAAACAGTCCGACGCCCTTGCCCGGCTACAAGCCGAAATCCGCTCTAACCTCACCCTGGGCAACGCGCTGGGCTCGGAGTTCGACTTTGTAGCCAAACAAGCCGCCACGTTGCAAAGCGGTATCGAGTCGCTAATCAAGGCCGGATGGGAGCCGCAGGGGAAGGTAGTGCAGGGCTTCATTGGGCAGTTGAAAGAACTGCGCGAACGGCAGGCGCTTTATACCGCTGAACTGATCGGCACCCAAGCGGCCATCAAGGGCGGCGGGGCTATTCAAGGCGGTGTTGACACGTCGGCAGCGGCGATTGACCCGAACGCCGGGCGCACGTTGACGGTGGGGGCGCTGCCAACGACCTTGCCAGCGCTCGACACGAAGGATTACAGCGCGTCGCTAGAAGATGCCAAGCAAAAGACTATCGACTTTGCCAGCCTGATGCAGGGCGCCTTTGTCAGCATTGGCGATTCTATCGGCAACGCCTTTGCGGGGACTGAAAACTTCGGGCAGGGCTTTCTAAAAGTGCTGGCCACCTTCGCTAAGCAATTCGGCGCGGCCGTGATCGGTATCGGTATTGCCGACGTGGCGATTGGCCTGATCCCGAAGGGGCTGGCTGAAATCGCGGCCGGTACCGGGCTAGTTGCCATTGGCGGCCTGTTGGGCGCGGGCGCGGGCGGCGGGGCTAGTGCGGGCGGCGGCGGATATTCCGCGCCATCGGTAGGCGGCTACCAATCGCCCCGCCCTGCCACGCAATCCACCTACAAAGCGGGCGACATAACCCGCAAAGTGGAGTTTGTGTTACGCGGCCGTGACCTCGTGGCGGTGGGCGACCTATACGGAGCTTACACCTCTCGCCTAAACGGCGGTTAGCGCATTTCGTAGTCTATGCGGCCTCCCTGCTTACTAGCAATGCCGTAGATGCACTCAAAAGCCCGCCGCAGGTAGGGGCCGCTTCCGCCGTATGCGGCCTTTTCAACCGTTGGCCCGCCCGTGGAAACGCCCCACCCAAGGGCAACGTTTACGTGTGCTTCACACCGGCCCGACCACTCAATCCGCTTGCCATTAATACGGGCCGTGATCGCCATATTCCAGAGCCCGTTTTTAGGGAAGGACTGCACGGCGGTAGTGACAAACCCAAGGGCGGCGCTTGTCTCGGCAAGGGCGTACCCGTTATTCATCAACAGCCCCGCCACTTGCTTTAGTGTGGGCGTGTCGGGCATTGTAACGATGATAGTATTGCAGCCCCGGAAGGGCAGCGAATCGCCGGGCTTTTGAGCGAGGGCGGCGAAGGTGGCGCAAGCCAAAAGCAGGGGCAGTATCTTTTTCACGCCGCCAAGGTACTACCGATTCGATTAGTTGACGGGAAGGCCCGAAACTCTTAGGCGCCCGGTGCCTTGCCGGGGGAGCTTTGGGGTATGGCATTAGTCCTTCTAAAGTCTGATTCGGTGTATCTGGGTGGCACCCCGCCCACTTTTGATACAACAACCTACGAATGGGACACGCTTGCCCGTGCGGTAGTGTCGGGAACAAGCGTTACGCCGTACTCTGCCATTTACGACAAGCCGGTTGATGAGATTGTAGACAGCTACTGTCTTAATCCTGGCGTTTCGCCATTTGAGCGGCAAGAGGTCTATCACGACGGCGCGGGCGGGGTTACGCTGCCAACCCCTATTTCCGGCTCTGGCCTCTGTGCGCCCATCCCCACGTCAGGGCTGGCGATTACGGCCGTGGTGGTGACACCGGAGGGCGTGGAGTCGTTTGGATCGGCTACCGTTTCGGTGACGGATGCCGTGGGCGCGGTAGAGTATTCGCTTGACGGCTTCCGGCGCTCCAAGCAATCGAGTAGTATCTTCAATAGCCTAATCGCGGGGAATTACACCGTTTCGGCGCGTGACACCACGGGCGCCACCGCTACGGCCCCCGTTACTGTCACCGCCCCGCGGGGGCTGCGCTACCGCCTGCCGTTCCTTGACGCAGCGGGCAATAGCTGCCGGGCGGACCTCTTTGTGCGCGGCTACGCGGGCGCGGAGGAATACTTGACACCATCGGGCAGCAGCCCCGTTATTATTCGCTGGCCGGGCGGCGCTACTGACCACGTTTTTACACAGCTTCTACGCGGCTCCGAATGCGAGATTAGCGTGTTGGTGGAGACGCTGGGGCAGCTCACCGATCTATACGCCTCAGATGAGCGCCGCACCATCGTTAAGGTGTTTCGCAGCAATAGTCTGATTTGGACGGGCTACCTGCTACCGGAGCAATGGGAGGCGCCGCACTTGTCGCCGCCGTTTGAGTCGGTGCTTCGTGCTACCGATGCCGTGGGGGCGCTTACGCTGCCCTTTGCCGACCCGCTCGGCAACGTGCTGACAACACCGCTGCTTTCGCATATTGACACCTTGCGCCACTGCATTATGCTGGCCGGGCTGGGCGATACGCTGCCGTTTTCGGTGGCCTTGCAGATGTGGTCTGATCGAATGCTGCCCGCGCCGGGCGTTGACCCGTTGGCGCTGGTCGGCACCCGCACGGCCGGATGGGAAGACGAAGACGGCGTGCCGCTTGATGCGGTTGATGTTCTCAAGGCCATCTTGGGCTACTATCAGACGCGGTTTTACCAGTGGGCCGGGCGGTGGTATGTCGAGCGCCTAACGGACTTCGGCCCTGTCACGGGCGGGCGCCTGACGCGCTACACGGCATTAGGTGTGCCGGGGGAAACAACCTACTCCTACCGCCCCGAAACTGTTATCCTGCCGTTTGACACAGACGACCGTTGGGCGCCGCATTGGGTCAACGCCTCGCAGATTCGGAGCCTACGGCCAGCGGTGCGAGAGGTCGAGATTGCCAACGAAATACGCCCAACCCTCAACCTGCTACCGGAGGGGGATGCGTGGCCGGAAAGCTGGCAGCTACCCTCTGGCGACCTCTGGCAATGGGAAGGCAATGCGGCGTATAGCATCGTAGAAGACCCCGACGACGCCGAAAAGCGGGCCTTGCAAATGCCCTTTGCGGGCTTCGTGGCCGCTTCTCAGGCGCAAATGTTGGCACTGGCAAGCGCCGCGCCGGGCGATAAGTGCTTTCGCACTGACCTCGGAAACACCTACGAATTAACCGGCACCCCCTATTCCTCCCTTGCCAGTTGGACCGACCGGGGCGCCACGGTTTACGATTACATCGAGCGCCGCATCCGGGTGCAAACAGCGGGCACAGAAGCCACCTACGGCGTTGTGATTGACATTGAGCGCCTGACTGGCACGGACGGCGGCGCCGATTCGCGCTTTGTTCTGGCCGTCGCCATTAACGGCTGGACACTGGTAGCGAACGGCCTGCCGCAGGGCAGCACCAACAGCGTTAGTACGTATTTTCAACTAGACACGGTTCGCAAGAAGCCGGAAGCGCAAGGGCCGGGCAGCCCATTTGGAAGCCCTGACGCGCCGTTTGACATCCTGATACGGCTTTACCCGCATCACATTCAGGGCGATGTTCTGATTCGCTCCGTCAAGCTGGTGCTTGGCGAGCAGGAAAACAACCAAGGGGCGGGGGTATTTGATTTTAAAGACCCGCAGCCCGTTGTCAAAACCACAGCCGCTACCGGCGCCCTTCGCGCGACGCGCCGCGATGATGGCGGCGTGATGGCATTGGTAGAGGACGCCGATCCCTACGCGCGACATTCTTCAATGAACCGCCCGACCGGCTGGCAAAATTCGGTTATTCACGCCGATGGGCGCCCGCTGGTGCGCTGGTTTGAAGACCCGGACACCATCGCGCAGCCGTCGTTTCCGGCCTACGCCGAAGGTTTCGCCGCCGCTGATTTTGTGGCGCGTGACCGCGCGGTGTGGCAGGCCCGCCCCGCGCAAGCTCTTTCTGGGCAGATTGATGGGTGGCTGTCCTACGGTCCCGGTACCCTGATTTCAGACCCCGAAGCGGGCGACCGGCTTTTTGCCCAAACCTCGACTGAGCTGGACTTGGCGCTGATGCGCTGGAGCGTCACGGCGGTAGAGCTTACCAACGCTCCGGCGGCGGCAATACCCGACACGCACGACCACTTGCTACTCGAAACGGGCGGGCTCTTCCTGACGGAAGACGGCGCCCACATCACCCTCGAATCCGACTAACATGCCCCTTCCTGTCGAAAAGAAAATCAGCGAACTTGATGCCGTTGCGGCTGACGCCATCGGGGCTGATAGCCTTGTGCCGTTGGTGGTTAGTGGCGTCAATAAAAAGGCGCAAGCGGTAGAGGCTGGCGAAGCCTTTGGCCGCTACCTGCAAACCATCAACGCTTCCGCCGTCACGATGGCGACGGAGGACGAAAGCGACACCCCGCAACCCTACTTCCGGCTCTTGCCCGGTGGCGGGGCCATTGCCAACCACGTCGTAAAAGACGGCGGAACGGGCGACGTAATCAGCAGCGAGATGCTGTTTACCACGTTCTACAACGCCACCACGCCCGCCGCTACCCTGTGGCGGTCGATGGGCAGCGGGGCGGTTGTGGTGGCAGCCTTTGACCCGTACAGCATCCCTGGCGACGCAGGAAGCCCGGCCCGCAACTTCGCCGATGGCGAACTAGTGCGCCAACTAATCGGCACCGACGAACGCCTATTTGCCGCCGATGGCGCCCTAAACGCTATCGACTTTTCGCCAACCTTTCTAGTGCCCGCCCCTACCGGCACGGGCTCAGATACCGGCATTTGGGTAGAGGTGAGCCCGGATACCGGCACCACCACGGCCCCGCTGATCGACACTTCCAACGCCGACCTCTACGACGCGCTCGATGAAATTGGCGGCTCCGGCTCGCTCCGGCCGGGCCTCTACCGGGTGACGGATGCGACAGGCGGGCCGGTGTACCTGATTGCTGTGGGGCCGCATCGGCTCTGGCCGGAGTTCGCCGCGCAAGATTCCAGCGGGTCGGGCACCCTCTACCCCGGCACCTACGATGTGGCAACCAACCTCTTCACCCGCACCTACAACGAGGCACGAAACCGGCTGGTGTTTGTGCAGCACAACGACTTGACGGCTGTAGGCTTCAATAACCTCGACAACGCGCTGGCAGAATTGATCGGCGGCGAACAGGAATCTTTGGTGCTGAATGGCGGGGGCGGCGACGGGGGTGGGCTAACACTGCTGGCCTCTGCCAGCAAAGACTGCAACCTGCAAGGCAATAATAACCTGATCCTAATACCGACAGGGGTTGCACTGGAGCTTTCAAACTCGCGCATTTACAACGCGCGCTTTGTAGGGCTTGGCGACCTGACGGCGGGCACGTTTATGCGTGGCTGCTACGTGCAAACAGACAGCTTTACAGCGGCGGGCGTTCTGGATTCGGTGGAAATCGACTCCGGCACTACAATGCTGGCAGGCGGGCCGAACACGCTCACGCTGCGCGGGTCAACCATTATCACGGCCGGGCAGATTGCCGACTACATTACAGACGGCGGAACGGTTATCGACGAGCGCGGCGGGAGTAGCTCCGGCGACGTTGCCGGAGACACCCACGCCGCTACCAGCAAAACCACGCCGGTAGATGCTGACGAACTGCCCTTGGTGGATTCGGCGGCATCGTGGGCACTCAAGAAACTGCCGTGGGCCAACCTAAAAGCGACGCTCAAAACGTACTTCGATGGGCTGTACAGCGGGCGCAAACTATGGAGCAGCGCCACGGCCGTCACCTGTGACACTACCAGCCCCTTCAACACCACCTCGGAAGTAGAGGCTGATTTTGTCACCCTGAGCGCCAACGAATTTATCGCGGGCGATTGGATGGAGGGGCTTGTTTTGGCGACCCGCCCCGGCTCGCAAGCGGGCAATATCACGGTGCGGGTGCGGATGGGGACGAGCGGCACGGCTACTTCAAACCAGTTGATTGCCACCTATATCGCATCAAGCGCAATCACGGACCTCTGTACGCATTTGCGCGTTGCCTTGACCAGCACCACCACGCTGTATTACAACGCCATCACGGCCAGCCAGAGCAGCACCGTAACGGGTAGCAGCGCGGGCCCCGGCTCTACCAACGTGGACACCACCGCCGCCATGCGGCTTTCAATCACCATCCAAAAGGGCACGGCATCGGACACGATTGTTTTCCGCAGCCGCCTTTTTGAAAAACACTAGTCTCGTGAAGAAACTACTCGCCATTTGCGCGTTAAGCCTTTTGCTTTTCAGCGCCCACGCACAGCAAATCACTGCTGCGTTTTTCGGCCAAAGCAATATGGTTGGGCAGGGCGATTCTGCCCAAACGCCAAACATTACCTCAACAATGGGGCTGCAATGGCGTTGGACGTGGAGCGCAAGCGCCCCCAACTACGGAAGCGGATACTTTATCCCCCTTCGTGACGTAATGGCGCCGGAGGGGATCGCCTCTCGTCGCTCTAATACCGGCTCTCTTTGCCCGCGGCTTGCGCTAAATCTATACGCAGCCACAGGCAAGCAACTGCGATTCTGTATGGTGGCGCAAAGCAATACCGGGTCGTGGTGCAAGCCAGGGGGCAGCGCGAGCAACGTGTGGCAGGGTAGTTCACTGCTCTACATTCAGGCCGTGCGCAAGGTGCGCGGAATGCTCAACCACGCCAATTGCAAGGACACGCTAGACGTGGTGGTGGTAACGGGCAATGAAGACGATGCCGCCAGCTTGGGCGACCTGCCGACGCTCTACACGCAATACCCGGACGGGTTCGTAACCGACACGCTCGTTACCTCAGGCGGCGCCACGGTGTACGGCCAGACGTTTGCCAACCCGTCAAACCTGCCAAGTGCCTACGGTGTGATTGGCGGCTTTTACGAATCACTGTTGGCCGACTTCCCCTTTGCCCACCTAGTTATTAACCAGAATGGGCTTTGGAATACCACCCCGGCCCGGCTATTGGGCAGCCGTCAATGGGTGTGTGTTCAGCGGCGGCTAGTGCGTGACTTGCAGGCCAAGTATCCGCAGCGGAAGATTACGCTGGTACGCGGCGCCGACCTGTTTGGGGCCAGCGGAATGCAAAAGGCGGATAAGGTACACCACAACCAGACTGGCCTCGACTGGCTGGCCGACAAAGACGCGGCGGCTATTACGGCCCCGTAATTCCCTACCCCTAACCTCCCCTCTGTTCCCCGATGCTCGACCAAATCGTTATCCCCGCCGTTCCCGCGTGGATTGTCTCGATTGCCTCCCTGGCTACGCCAATTGTGATCGCGTGGAATAATCGGCGCAACCAAACCACCGACGCGCAAACGACCGCCGAACGACAGGAACGCGCCGACCACGCCCGCCGCATCGCCACGCTGGAGCAAGGCTTTGCGGGCCTCACGGCAGAAGTGCGGGCGGGAAATCATCTGCTGGAGATGATCCACAACGACCTGCGCAGCAAATGAGCTTCCGCAACTTCTTCCACCCCGCCCCGAAACGGGTGCAACGCTGGGCAGCCGCGCTCAAGGGCGTAGGCGGCGTGTTGGCCGTCTCGACAATGGCGACCGAATACCGTTGGCTGGCCGCGCTGGGCCTTGTGCTGTGCGCGGTCGGCGAAGGATTGGAGAAGCTGACCGCCGACAACACCACCCCACCCCCTGCCGAATGAGCTACACCCTTCACCACGGCGATTGTCTGGACGTGCTACGCGCATTGCCGGATAACTCCGTGGACTTGATTGCCACCGACCCGCCTTACTTCCGTGTGAAGGGCGAAGCGTGGGACAATCAATGGAAGGACGCGGGCGCGTTTCTGGCGTGGATGGATACGCTTTGCGTGGAATGGAAGCGGGTGCTTCGCCCTAACGGCTCGCTGTATGTATTCGCTTCGCCACAGATGTCGCACGGCGTGGAGGGGGTAATACGGCGCCACTTCAACGTGCTAACCAATATCCGATGGAATAAAGGCGACCTGCCTATTGGCGCGCGCCACAAAGCGTGTAGCAAAGAAGCCCTGCGGGCCTACTTCCCGGCCTCTGAAACCATCATCTTCGCCGAACACCACGGCGCCGACAATATGGCTAAGGGGGAAGCGGGGTACGCGGCCAAGTGTGACAAGTTGCGCGGGTTTGTGTTTGAGCCGCTTCGGGCGTATTTGGATGGTGAGCGGATAGCGGCGGGGTTGACGCCTGACCAAGTAAATATTGCTTGCGGGTTTCGGGAAAAGGGCGGAATGGCCGG